GGACACCGAGAGTATGGAATGAAACTTTTGAATGTTGGACAAAAGATTATGCAGGTATTCTTTTAAACGATAAAGAAACATTAATACGCAAACATTACAAAAGAAATAAAGGGTATGATATCTAAAAAGATAGACAACCTTAAAGACTTAGAGATTTGGTCAGATTTAAACTTCTTGACTTCTATTGTTCAGAAACAACTAAACAAGAAAAAGTCAGAGAACTTAGAGAAGATGTCAAAATCTTTAATTAGGATTGTGTTTTACTTTCAAGAGTATTCCAATAACATACGACTATACAAAAAAGCATTATCAGAATATAAACAAACTAAAAACCGAGCAATTGAAAGAGCAAGAAGATCAGAACAAGAAAACGAAAGACTACGAAAACAAAATGAAAGCCTTAGCATTTAGTTACTTAGGCTTAATACTTATTACACTATGGATAGTATTGAACTCCTAAACGGAGAAACATTTAAAAAGCAGGAGATTTTAGAACTTATGAAAGATGATGAGTTCTACTATGGCTACTTAGGAAAGGCAGCCTTAAGTTCCTCATCAATCAAACTATTACTTGATAGTCCAAAGAAATACAAATACGTTACCGAGTATGGATCACAAGAATCAAATGCGTTAGATGCAGGATGGTTGTTTCATACTTGTATCTTAGAGCCAGATGTATTTGAGAAACAAATCTTTGTAGACGTACAATCTAAAAACACAAAGGCATATAAGTTAGCCAAAGAAGAACACGGCAGAGTGTTTACAAGAAAACAAAAAAACGATGCAGAAAGATTAGCTGATGCTTTCTTTAGGAATGAACACGCACTACAACTTATAACTAAATGTGAGTTTGAAGTACCTGCAATAGGTATGGTGCAAGGTTATCCTTTTAGAGGTAAAGCAGATGTCCTTGATTCTTATAGGGTTGTTGATCTTAAAACAACAAGCGACTTAAAAGCATTTCCATATGCAGCAAGAAAATACGGATATGATGTACAAGTGTATATATACTCAGAACTATTCAACAAACCTTACGAGGAGTTTAAGTTTGTAGCCATTGACAAAGGATCATTAGATATCGGAATCTATGATGTAAGTGAGGAGTTTTATTTACAGGGCAAAGCCAAAGTAACCAAAGCCTTAGAAACTTTTGAGACATTTTTTATTAACGGAGTAGACATAGATAGTTATTGTATAAAAGGGACATTATGAATATAATAAGAAAAGAAGATTTATCAATAGATTCTGAAAATAACATAAGAATTAATCCTGAAAAAGAAATGACTTATTATAATGAGGGTTATAGTAAGCAAATTGAAGTAGATGGCGAGATTTATTACACAAAACCAAAAGGCGAATATTATAAAAAAAAATTAGGTGTAATGGATGAATATATTGAATTTGATTTTGACTTATTAGATTTAAGTTATAAATACTATCAAAGCAATTTATATTTTGAAAGATTTGAATATAAGTGCAGTCAAAATTATTATGTAAATACTATTTGTAATTTAGCAAATTACGACTTATTTGACAAAAGAATACTTGATGTCTATTCAGGTAAAGGTATGAGATGTTATTGGCGTAAGGGGCAGTATGAAAAATATTGGGAATGGTTAATGATTGATGATAAGTTAGATGTTTTAATCAATACTTATGGTTGGAGTAATTCTTTGTGGTATCAAATAAAAGCACAGGATTTATTTAAAATACCATATAAAACTATAAAAAAACATAATAGTGAATTTATTGATTTCTTTGCTTATTTTGGTATTCATTTAAAATATGGTTACAAAAAAAATATAGAGAAATATAATGCAAAGAAAAAACAATATAAAGAACAACAAGAAAGAGCAAAAAATAAATACAATTACAATGCTTACATTTATAATGATTATGTAAAACCTGCTTCAAAAACCTATATACTTAAAGATAAAAACACAGGTTATTATAAGATAGGTAAATCTATAAATCCACTTAATAGAGAGAAAACTTTACAAGCAGAGAAACCAACATACGAATTAATAAAGATATTTAATAACGATATAGAAACAGACTTACATAAAAAATATAAAAAAGAAAATGTAAGAGGAGAGTGGTTTAATTTAAACAAGGTACAATTAAAATATATATGCACGAGTTATGAATAGAGAGGCAAATAAAATAGCAGAACATATTATAGATATATCAGGAGTAGATGTGTTTGAGAATTGCAGAAAAAGAAAGTTTGTAGAAATGAGGTCTTTACTTACGTTTATGTTGAGGCATCATTGTAATATGAAGTTTACAGATATAAGAGACTTTTACAAATTAAATGGAAAGAGTTATGATCACGCTACAGCTATATATAGTTTAAGAGCATTTGAAATGCACAGAAGATACAATCCTTTATTGGATAAGTATTTTGACATAGCACTTCTTCGAGTAAGAAACAAAGCAAAATTAAGACGTGCATTACTAAACCACATCATAGACTATACAAAATCAAAAGACTTAAAGAGACTATTAAAGATAGTAGATACATTACCCTTAAAACAATTAGATGGAAAAGAACAAAAACAAAAGAAAAGAGATACCCTTGTATAGTGGACTAATAAAGTATTTCCCAGATGCACTATGCGAAGTAGCAAGAGTAAGCTACATAGGAAGTAAACAACACCACCCAGACAAAGAGATACATTGGGATAGAGAAAAGAGTAGTGATGATCTGGATGCACTTATGCGACACCTAATGGAGAATGGTATGTATGATATTGACGGAGTAAGACACACAGCAAAAATAGCTTGGAGAGCATTAGCACACTTACAAAAAGAAATAGAGGAGGACAATGTAAGAGACGAGCAATGGCACATAGACCAATACAATAGAAACAGACTACCACACGACCAAATAATATCAGGTACAGAATGAAGCCAAAGAAGTTTACACAAATCCAAAGAATAAAAAGATTAGAGAATATAGTAAGCCAAATCTATATGAGTGTTGAGGCAATTAAGAAACAATTAGATGAAAAACAGAAACCTAAATCATAGTGATGATTGGGAAACACCTAAAGAACTTTACAATGATTTAAATGATGAGTTTGATTTTAATTTTGATCCTTGCCCTATAAACCACGATACGACAAAATGGGATGGACTTAAAATAGATTGGAAAGAAAGAAACTTTATTAATCCTCCTTATAGTAGAAAACTAAAAGAAGCATTTGTAAAAAAAGCAATAGAAGAATCTAACAAAGGCAAACTATGTGTATTGTTATTACCTGTATCTACAAGCACTAAACTATTTCACGATTATATACTGCCAAACAAAAAAGAAATAAGATTTATAAAAGGTAGAGTAAAGTTTATAGGATATAATACATTTGGAGATAGAGTTACAGACAAAGCAGGTATGCACGATAGTATGATTGTAGTTTTGAAACAAAATATTAAAAACTAACGTTATATAATTGATTAATCAATCTTTTTCAATTATGGATAAACGTAAACTTAATGGTGGTAAGAGAGAGGGTGCAGGTAGAAAACCTAAAGACGAGGAATTAAAGTTAGTAGAAAAACTTACACCACTTGAGCCTTTAGCATTCGAAGCTCTTAAAAAGGGTTTAGAGAAAGGAGACTTTAAATATGTACAACTATACTACAACTATGTAGCAGGTAAACCAAGAGAAACTAAAGACATTCACGTTAATGAGGATGTTCCTTTATTTATTGATTAATGCAAGTAACAAAAACCGAAGCACTACTTAAACTACGAGAACTAAACAAAAGAGTTCGTATTATAAGAGGAGGATCATCAGCAGGTAAAACAATAGCTATCATAGCAATCCTTATTGACTATGCAATAAGAGAAAAGGGAAAAGAAATAAGCATAGTAGCTGAATCTGTACCACACTTACGTAGAGGCGCTTTAAAAGACTTTCTAAACATCTTAAAGGCATTGAATAGGTATGATGACAGAAAGTTTAACAAGAGTACCTTAAAATACGAATTTAGTAGTGGTAGCTATATAGAGTTCTTTAGCACAGACCAACCAGATAAATTAAGAGGAGCAAGAAGAACAGACTTATTTATTAATGAGTGTAACAATGTTAGCTTTGATTCTTATCAACAATTAGCAGTTAGAACATCTGGTAACATTTGGTTAGACTACAATCCTGCCAATTTGTTTTGGGTAGACAAAGAACTAATAGGGCAGCAAGATGCGAACTTCATAACACTTACTTATAAAGACAATAGTAGCTTACCAGACACAATAGTAAAAGAAATAGAGAAAGCAAAAGAAAAAGGTAAGACCTCAACCTATTGGGCTAATTGGTGGAAGGTGTACGGACTTGGACAGATAGGAAGTTTAGAGGGTGTATGTATTCCTGATTGGAAACCTATTGATCAAATACCAAGTGAAGCAAGATTACTTTGTGCAGGTTTAGACTTTGGTTACTCAGTTGATCCTTCAACGATTATAAGACTTTATAAATGGAATCACGCTTATATCTTCGATGAGGTATTGTATCGTAAAGGAATGTTAAATAGAGACCTCAGCTACTTCATCAAACAAAACGAGATACGAGAAAACATATACGCAGATAGTGCAGAGCCTAAATCAATACAAGAGTTAAGAAACTACGGACACAAAGTATTTCCTGTAACAAAGGGTAGAGACTCTATAGTCTACGGTATTAACCTAATCAACCAAAACGAAATCTACATAACAAGCCAGTCAAAGAATCTTATTAGGGAGTTACAAGGTTATGTATGGGACAAAGACAAAGAGGGAAACAATCTACAAAAACCTACAGGAACACATCCTGACTGTATTGATGCTGCACGATACGCTTTAATGATGCAACTAAAGAATCCTAATAGGGGACAGTATGCAATTAGATAGTTTTAAAACTCAATTTTTTTACGTTATATATATATGAAAGTAGAGGTTTATATTCCTGACACTTTAAGTGAGATCACTTTAGGTCAATATCAAAAATATCTTAAACTACAAGAAGATAACACAAATGAAAATCGTTTAGCTACGCAAATGATAGAAATATTTTGTGGTTTAAGAAACGAAACAATAATGGCAATGAAAGCCAACAGTATAAAAGATATCACTATGATTCTTACGGATATGTTTAATGATAAACCTCCACTTGTTAGAGAGTTTAAAATGAATGGTGTGAGTTATGGGTTTATCCCTAAAGTTGAGGATATGTCTTTCGGAGAGTATATAGACCTCGATACGTTTATTGGAGATTATGAAAACCTCCACAGAGCAATGAATGTTTTATACAGACCAATAAAACTAAAAGACAAAGAAAAATACCTAATAGAAGATTACGACAGTAAAGATCCTGATGTAATGAAAGATATGCCAATGGATGCTGTATTAAGTTCTATACTTTTTTTTTACAATTTAGGGATGGACTTATCAAAAGCTATGCTGAATTATTTGGAGGACAACGAGATGAATTTAGCGCAGTATCTAACTTCGGAGCAAAATGGGGATGGTATCAATCACTTTTCGGACTCTCTCAAGGAGATATTAGACGATTTGAAGATATCACTAAACTAAACGTACACACCTGTTTAAATGCTTTAACATTTATGAAAGAGAAAGCACAGATAGAATCTAATCAAATGAAAAACAAATTTAAGAAATGAATCAAGGAGTAAGAGGCTATTACCAAATCACAGACACATTAAAGACAAATCTTTTATTAGATGAGAATGTCAACACAGTAACAAC